GGAGTATCTGTGGTCACAGCATAAGGTCCTGTGCAGAGATATAATGGAGTTGTCAAATGAAACTCTACTAGATCTATGGCCATCATCCGATCAGCATAGATTGTATCTCTAGTGTCAGATGTGTAACCACTGCTCAGTGTTATTAGACTGAACTTAGTGGCATCAAATGAAGATGTTGATGTATGTGCAACAGTGCAACGATAGTATAGACCTTGATATTCTACACCATCATTTAATGCGTAGGCAGTAGAGGCTGCCCATAATGGCACAAATATTTTCATTTAGAATACTTCCCTCATGCTCAATGTCATTGTGGTTATGCCACCAAACGAAACTGAATATTCCTGTTGAAATTCTTCCATGACCACAGTGAATGGCACAGCAGTAGTGGTCAACAGTGTGCCTATGGGCACTGTCTGTGTTAAACCTGGATTGATAGTGATAGTGGCTTCTGAACTTGAATTAGTGTTGACATTTTCCACAACCATGTAGACTTTGTTGTGATTGGCAAATTTGATAAAGTCACCTGCTCTCAACACTTCTGTTTTACTAGCACCACCAAAATTATTGCAGGGTATTGAACTAGTGCCCACTGCCAATGCTGAGGCACTGGCTACCTGTGGTGTGCCGATAAAACTGTAATTGTTACCTTTGGGATAACTGATTTCAGGTAGCACTATTTGAAAACTGTCATAACTGCCGTATTGTCGGGCTATGAACGCTGCCACAGGACCAAAGTCACGAGCAACGATATTAGGATACTGCACACCAAAACTATAATATTGTGTGCCAGCACTGATTCTGCGAATCTTTCCTGAAAAACTTTCTGATATTTTACCAGGACTGTTGATACGGAAATCAACTGCCTGAAAACTAGGGGATGATGGATATGTGCCAGCCATTAGAATCTCTGTCCTTTTTCTAACATAGCATCACGGATGATGCTTTGAATAACACCTTTACGCTCTGTTAATAATTCATCAAAGCCTGCGGTGTCTACAGCATTGATAGTGAAGTTTACATTTACTGCCTGTCCTTGACTCATTAAATCACTGTTTCTCATAATTGAACCAGTGGTGTTGGGCACAAACAATTCTGGACCTGCTTCACCAACGATATATGGTTGATTGCCCATAACAGGACCACCTAATTGGCGTCCTGAATAATTTTGACTGCGAATCTGTGCAACCTGTGCCATACCTGATGCCAAGGCAGCACCTGCGGCGATTAGGCTGAATGGCCAAGGATATGTGGCCATGGCCTTAGTCACTGCCAAGTAAGTGTTCATGATAGCATTGGCAATGTTAAATGCCTTGGCTGCTTCGAATGCTTTCTTGTTCTGTTGACCCAATGCACCAAACAATTCTGCACCTTTACCTATGGCGAACTGTGTTTTTTCAGCATTGGTTTTCATTTCAAATTCTGCATAAGCACGGGCTTGATCAATACGCTTGCCCTGTTGTAGTTGTTCTGCAACAATGGCATTTTCACGCTGTGTGCGAGCCATCTGTGCTTGATTAATTACAATTTGATTCTGTTGATCTGCATAGCGTCTCTTTAATTCTAAAACATTACGCTCATAATCTTCTTCACTTAATAGTTTGGCTTCTAAGTGTGTCTTTAATGCTTCCATGTCCATTTGATATTGAACATTGGCATTAGACATAGGATCAAGACGCTGTTGAACACCTACACCTCTTTGCAGTGCTTGTTCACGAGTCATTTCACCTAATAACTGTCTGCGTGCCTGTTCTATGGCCAATGTTTCTCTATTAGCCTGTGTCTGTGCCACAGTGGCACGGATCTGTGCTTCCATTTCAGCAGTTAAATCTTTGCCGTGACGCAGTCTAGCGGCATCCACTGCGGCCTGTTGTTCACGCAATGCTAGATCCTGTATGCCTAGTCTACTGCCTTCCATTATGGCAGCATTGTGATTCTGTGTCAATGTCTGCATGATCTTAGCAGACTCAATCTCTCTTGTTCTAGCAGTGATACGAGCAACAATAGCAGGATGTAATTGGTCTTCTGTGGTCTTTAACTGTTCTGCGGCAGCCACTAGATTTTTCTTTGTGGCTAGTTCAATGCCAGTTAATCCAATCATGCGTGTTTCAGCATCTAGTTTACGGAAATAACCTTCTAATTCTATGCTTTGTTGTTTTAGCAGTGCCTCACCTGACAATTTTCTTGCATCAGTGACACCTTTGATCTGTTCTTCTTTCTGTGCTACTTCATCCTGTGCATCTGCCACTGCTTTGTTAGCATTGACCATCTCATAGATAGCGGCTGCGGCACCAGCGGCCAACAAGGCTATTTTTAATACAGGATTCTTGCCCATGACAGCATTTAGAGTTGTAAATGCACGGGCTATGTCTAATACTTTTTTGGCAGCAAACACTGTAAAGAACACTGAACCTGCTACCACCACAGTGTCTATGTTTTTAGCCAATAGATCCAACACATTGGCCACACCTGCAAATGCACCTGTAGATTTTTCAAAGTTATTGATCAACAATATAAAGTTAGTGCGTATGTTTTCAATGCTTTGACCAATGGTTCTGTCTAATTTAACTTTGTCTAATTCTGTGCCTAGACTGTTTACTGCCAAGGCCAATTGTTCACTGCTGATCTTACCTGCCTGCACAGCGGCTATGAATTCTGAAGAACTCATGCCAAACTGTTCTGATATCAATCTCAGTGTATTGCTGGATGCTTCCTGTAATTGACGAATGTCTTCATAGGCCACTTTGGTTCTACCCAAGGCTTGACCAAATTGGTAAATGGCTGAGGCAGCGGCAGCACCTGTGGTTCCTGACACTGCCAAGGCTTTACTGAAGTTCTGTGTGATGCGTCCTACTTCTTCCTGTGTTAATCCCAGTTGTCGACTTTGTAAACCAACTTTCTGATACAAGTCTGCCACTGCTTCAAAGTTCTGTCCACTGGTAGTGGCAATACGACCAATAGTTTGAAACGCTGCCGCGGCTTCTTCTGTGCTGGTAGTCACTGAACGCAGTTTGTTATTAACATTGGTGGCAGCATCAGCCATGTTGACTATGGCAGCCACTGACACTGCACCTGCTAGAGCACCAAATGCACGACTGGCAAGGTCAGTGCTGTGCGTGAGACTGTCCATGGCACGGCCGGCTTTTTTAGTGTTGCCTTCAATGGCATCTAACCTGTCAGTAAGACCTTTGATTGCAGCCTGTGCCTGACTGGTATCTGCCGTTATCCTAATTTGACTATCTGCCACCTCTGCTCCTTTGCATCATTTTCTTATGCTCTTCGTATTCCATCTTGTAGAAAGCCACCCAGCCTGCAAACTCTGCTGTGGTAATTTCTAAAATCTCTTCAACTGTGCGACCCAGATCCTTTGCCAATCTATAGGCAAACATCAAGTCTGGATCGCTTTTTAGTTTTTTTCTACTTCTTCCTGGTTATTAAACTGCATATTGGCTAGATTCATTTCACCAACAACCCTAATAACAACATTAGGATCTACTTCATTCATAAACACAACCTTGTCCATTGAAGTAAACATCTTAGTGCCATCAGCATTACGGGCCTTTACGATCAGTGTTTCTACTAATGCCTCAACTGTCTTACCTTGTTGTGCAAGTTCAATCAGTCTGCTTTCTTCTTTGAGTGTGTTTGACTCTTTAAAGTAAATGTCACATTCCCATTCAGAAACTGTGATTTTTTTCATATCTCCACTGATCTTAGTGCGGAAGTGTGCTGTGGCTTTTTCAATAACTTTTGACATTAATTTTTCCTTTTGATTGATTGTAAACTTGGTCCTACAATGCCTCGTGGTGCTTGTTTACTACCACGCATACCACGAGGTGTCATGTGTCGCCCCTTGTCTAGAACGGGCACATAAGGCACATTATTGCTAATGGTAAACCTATCCTGTGCCACAGTCTGTTGCCAACCCCTACGGGCTCTGCCTGTGTCTACTGGAGTCCTATCACGGACTTCTTTGTATAAGGCAGTGGCTAGTCGCTTTACGGTGCTCCCGAGTTCTCTATCTAAACTTTGTTTAAGATTAGACAAGCCAATCAATTCGACTTTAAAGGTCATTATGCCCAGCCTAGTGAACCTGTGCCTTGGAATGAAAAACTACCTTCAATCATTCCATCAAAACTGCCGTTGACTGTGTAACCAGTAACAACAACTTCACCAGCCCACTTGCTGCCGGTGCCTTCTGGATAGATTTCCAATGTCACTACTTTGTTTGTGGCACCCACTGAACCCACAGTAGGATTCATATCTTCTACTGTAAAGTGATCTGGATCCCAGTAAACATCACAAGTGCCTGAGAATGTAGCAAGACCTTTGACATACTGGCGTGTTGCATTGCCCATAATAGTCTTTTCAATTGTGTCAGCAGTAGTTTCAATTGAGTAACTACGAATCTCTGCCACTGTTTGACTTACACCAGCGTCGTCGTCTAATTTTACAACGCCTGCATTACCTGTATAAACTGCCATGTTGCTCTCCCTTAACCGTTAGTTGCGTATGTTAATGCACCAGTTCCTTGGAAACTGATACTGGCTTCAATCATACCATCAAAACTGCCATTGATAGTATAACCAGTAACAATGATGTTACCTTCCATGACTTTGTCAGTGCCTACACCAACATCGCCTTCTGGGTAAACTGCCAGTGTTGCACCACTGTCACCTACTGAAGCGAAGATTTCGCCGTCAATGTTGTTTGTGCCAGTAAAGTGTGCTGGATCCCAATACACATCAGCAGTTCCGCTGAATGTGCTCAGTCCTTTAACATACTGACGAGTAGAATCACCCATTGTTGTTTGTTCGATTGTATCAGCAGTCATCTCAATTGAGTATGAACGAACTTCTGCCACGGCTGCACCATT